ACATGGGAGTAGTATACAGGCACCACACTAGAAACACAACGCATTTAAGTAGTGAATTGGTCTATAAGTGACACTATCATATACCTAAATAGAGAGTAATACTAAATGAGGAGCAACACAGGATGGGAACAATACTCTCAGATAGCGGATTAAGGGAAAGACTCCGGGTTTTGGAATGTTTAATGGCAACACAACTGTGCAAGGAATTATAGAAATACAGTATCATCCCTTAAGGCTAATGAAGTTGGTCTCTGTACGCATGGCTTGATACGTCAATATAAACTATCGGGTGAACATGGAATAACAGCATGTTTGATGTAAATCTTAAACAAGTTAAAGACGTTGCTATTGTTTCTCTGTCTGGAACCACTTTCCTAACTTCGCATGACAGTGCTAGGCACTCTACTCGTTTCCTCCTTCAATATCATCGCCCTGTGCAAAGGGCCACTCATCACCTGGTTCTAGGGTGTCTTCTTCCATTTCCAATAGCTCTAAATCAGGTGGACCTAGTATCCCAGCTATTGTTGCTTCATCCACTGGCGGTAGGATACCTGGTCTGAGCACATTCTGCATTGGCCCCGCTTGCTGGAATGAAGGGCCTGCACCAGGGTGGTCCCCTACTGCTGTACCCTCAACAAAGCTTTCATCTAGCGCAAAAGCCTGATTAACTGTATATAACACTGCATTTGCTTCTGCAACCATTGGTGGTGCAGGCCTGCGCCTTCTAGTCCCCTTCGGCTGCAGAGATGGGTATTCTGTCTTCGGATATCTCATAATGCTGAATAACTCGATCTTTATCTCGTCTTCTTCTGCCGGTTCTAGATCCATTTTATCATCTTCATCTGAGTCAAGGATAGAATCGGTAATAGTTTCGTCAAGCTTTTTTATTGTCTTGCTGATACTTCGCTTAGTAACATCAAGCCCGGTGGCAGAACTGCCCTGTAAAGCCATCAATACGGTTGCATGAGATGCTCTAGCATCACTTAGAGGCTGGTTGAATAATTTTTCTCTCATCCTAGCCACCATATTTGATAGGCTGTCATCAAAGCACGATAAAAACAAGTAGCTACCATACATATTATTATTATATTCACTGATAGCACCTAATGCGATACTCTTCAACCCTCTATTAGTACCTGAAAAGATCTGTTTGTGGATATCCAGTGTGTCGTTCAGACAGTTAATCCAGTTGTACTCAATGTCCCAGGAATTATCTTGACGAACAAGCATATTTTGGCTAGGTAGCAACCCGACAGTTGGGCCCACGTGTGACCCGCTCATGAAGCGGCCAGCCAGTTTGATAGTGTCACCACCAGTGTCTTTGCGGATATAGTTTGCCCATGCCTCACAATCGAAGGATCTGGAGTTGTTTATGGCACATGCGCGGACTGATATATCCTTTGCTAATAGAACCAAATCAACGCCATTCACCAACAGTTGGACATTGCTTTCTATGCCCACATTGCGGGCATCACTAACCCAAGGTAATTTAATATCCTGAGCAACACCCCCAATCTTGAATGGTGCTGGTAATCCACCCCACAAACTCCGATTGTCACTGAAAGTGTACTGGTTGAGTCTTTCGATATAGTTCTCTTCCTTTAATCTAACAGCATTTTCCCTAGCATGAACATTTACTGCCATATAATATGGCAAGGCAGCGCCTATAATGGCCTGCTTTTTATCGTTAACTGTGAAATTCATTTTCTGTTCAGAGGCATCAAACGGCCTCCTATCGTTCATTTCTCTAAACTTTGGGAAATCATTAGTCAACCTGCTGAGTAGCGTCTTAGCTATCCGTTGATCAGGCAGAGCTGCTGGGCAGTTGAAGGTCAGATCTGTGTACTCTAGATCCGTGCCCTCGAATGTTAAGTAGTTACCCTTATCTGTGTAAGTCACTTTGAACTCACCAATGTCCTCGTTTTCCTGGACCTTCTCCCACCTGTTGCTTCTCTGCTTGCGAATAGCTATCTCTTGGAATTCCAGGTAAGACTTAGTGCCTAACAGATAGGATATTCCCCAGCAAATAGCAGCAGACCTGTGGTCCTTTGACACATTACAAATATCGCTGACAGTCCTATTGTCAACACGTAAAGCTTTCAGTACCTTGACATACACATCTCTACCTACAGCCTGTGAACATATTGCGTTTGCCACTTTAAGGAAGACCCATAATTGTTCTAGTTGATCATTTTGCTCTGCATCTGCCCCACCTTTACCTGCCTTAAGGATGGTGAACAGCTTAGAGTTCTGTACTTGTACATCCCGGTAGTAGTTATCCATATGCCTACTTCCCATTAAAGCCCTGATGAATTGAATAGGATTGTTAGCGGAGTCGGGGAGCATGAAAACTCTATTGGATGGTCTGATGTTTGTAAGCTGGCTGAAAAGAAGTATTGCCACTTTCTGCCTCTCTTCGACAGTGTATCTTTCTGGGTGCATATAAAACTCCTCCAGGTTTAACGCATCTAATATCTGATGGGCACACTGCACGTCATGCATGAAGAACCCGACAGTCTCTACCTCCATTGGTAGCTCTTTTTTAAACAAGATAAACTTAACCACCTTTCTTGGTTGGCCTGTTATCACTTGTGTCCTTAGCTCCTTTCGGTCCTTCACTGCCCTGTTAGCCTTTCTGTCCATTGCTGGACCGATGCTAAGATAGTGCTTAATAGTGAAATAATTCCTTACAGCCTGGTTCGATAACAAAATCTTCTTACATAAGTCTTTCGCCTGCTTGTCATCCATGGTCATGCTTTGTATCTTATCAGCAACCACAGCTATTGCCTGTTTTAAGGTTAGGTATTCGTCCCTAGAAATTACTTCTTTTTTGTTATTAGGCAGCAGATGGTCCTGGATGTTGTCAAGGAATCTAGGTGAGATTACTTTGGTATTTCTGTTTATTAACTTGACCACAAAGCTGCTGGCTGTATCACCTTTGAAAAGGGACGATCTATACTCGAACTCACATAGTTTGTAAATGACATACTCAGGATAATCCTTACAACTTTCTGGTAGACCCATGATCCAATCGGGGTGTGTCTCAGTGATATTCTTTAATCGTTCATCTAGGTAACCTTTCTCCTTAAGGGCGAGATAATCTGAGGTCGAATGATAACGGTGAGTGACCTCAAAGTTACCAGCAAGTGACCGGAACACATCTGACCTCAAGTCGCGGTCTTTGATTCCAGCTAAACCTGCTTTCTTAATTTCTATGGCTGTTCCTGCCATAGATAAATCCAGGAGTTTGAGGAATTCCACATCTTTTTCATCCATCTGATCCACAGCTATAGACTCAATCATCTCCTCTATTGTCGATCCAATGTAACCCCTGTCTCTAACTATACTGTAAACCCGCTGGTAATCACTAGCCCCTCCGCCTAGCATGACATTATCGACATCGTCTGTCCCTAAGCTACCAAAATAACCTGACGGAAACTCCGCCATGTTATTCTTAAACATTGGTGCTAGGGAGTTGGCCATCCCAGGGAGGAGGGCATTCAGGTTGGCGAATTTGTAGTGGCATAGAGCCCTGCAGATTGTTGTCAGAGATGGGTCACAGTTCCCACTGATGCCCACTAACAAGGGGGCTAAGCAAGCCAAGGTGTCTTTAGATAACTGTGTGTAAGGGAATTCTGAGAACATTGGCAACAGGTCTTTCATACTGCCAGTATGGTACTCATTACCAATACAGAGTTTAGACAAAAATTCTAAGATCCTTGTTGATATGAATGACTTCTTGTCGTTATAAGTTATAAAAAAGTACTTAGCGACATAGCTGAAGAGACTGTAGATTGCATTATTAAAGACATCCTGGCTTACATTCTTCATTACCCAGGCGCCAATTATAGCAAATGCATCATCGGAGTGGACAGCACTTCCTAAAAATGAGCGTGAATACCCTATTACCCCACTGTAGTAGACTAATACCTTGTCTATGGTATGGTGCATGATTGAGTGCGCCAATGAGGATGTATAATTTAGGTTGCCTTGGAACCAGTTCTGTGTTATCTCAACATAATTCTTCTTGAAGCCATTCGTCATTTTGTGGAAAATGTTAGTTTCACTCACATTCATTGGGTACAAGTATTGGACCATTTGGTCAGTGAGCACCAGCCTTTTCCTTCTGTAGTGGGCAAGCAAGTACAGACATTTCCACCTTTCGTTCGGTGTGAGCTGTCCCATGCTGGCAAAAATAAAGAAGTACTTATCATATAGATCTCTAGCTGACCACTTGCTGGCATCGGTTGATAAATTTGTAGACATATACTGATAATCGCAATCAACGGTGTCGTCAACCTCTCTGTGTTTGGTTATTACCTCTCTAAATGATTGGACTAGTGTGCTCAAGACCTTTCTAGTCTTCTGATCACCACTCATAGTGATTGCCTCTCTTGGGTCTTCATTACAGACCTGCTTCGCTATTGCCTCCAAGAAGTATAGTTGAACCTTTGTATCAAAATTGCTCATGTAAATCTCCCGATCAGTAGATGTCCTCTGGCCTTTCGGAAAGATAGTTGAGACTGGCGGTTCCTGCCTAACAATATCTGTCAGGTCGCAAACACTCTTGCCATTATCCTGCAAAGATTTACATAATTCATATGATTCATCGAACACCTTTGTGCTTTTTACTAATTCCCACTCGGACTTGTCTACGAGACAAAGCGGGATTTTCCCTATCCTATCTTCAATGATTGTGCCGTCATCTAGTTTTTTATAGCCATTTTGCAGCAATTCTTTTTCACTCATGTCATGCAACCTGGCAGTGGCCACCTCTCTGTTCAGTCTCTCTTGACTGCTTAACCTTTTCACACATGCTTTAGTTGAGGTTAGTGTCTTAACATTGATGAAATCATCACGCAGTCTGTCATATCTAATCACATTAAGACGTGCATTGTATAATTCTGAGCTACGCTCCTTAAAATAGGTGTAAACGCAAGCAGCAAACTGTTCAAGCTTAGGGTCGGTTAATGAATCAGCTGATACATTCAGGTCATTCTGGAAATCTAATGCTACTTTGTAAAGCTTAATCATGTTATGACGATCGTTTTGCAGGTTCTTCGGTGTGGCATACCATGCTAATGTATAATCCTGCGCCAATGCATCCACTCGATTTAGCTGCTGCCCTCGGTATATAACCGAATCAATCGAGAACCCTAAGAAACCAGACTCCAGGATGTCAGATCTGTCAATCTGCACATCCCTGGTCTTGCAATTTGCAAACTGTGTATTCATTTTAATAATGGTATCTTTGAAATGCTGATACATATACACTGTGAACCGGTTTTTCATGCAAGGGCTGAACTTGTCTCTGATGTACTCCAGAACATTAGATGACTCCGATAATATGTCCTGGACCATGTACTTGTACCCGTCCACTAAGCTAGTAAATGGTAGTGTGACCTGCTGCACCAAGAAGAATGTTGTGCCTATGATACTCTCTACCAAATGCTTAGGGATATCCTTAAACCGTTTATGCACATCGAGGGCATCTTTGAATGCTTTAATAGCTATCAGCATAAACCTTGTCAGGCAATTAGATAAATGGTTCAATCTCGGAGCATTCAATCGCACCGGCTTAGAAACTACAAATCTGTGGTCATGCTTTGGTATCTCAATTTGATTCTGTATTAAATCCACATCTATTGTTTCTGTAGTCTTCTTTACCAGGTGCATCGACTGGAAGCATAAAGTTGAGCCCCTAGTAGTGAGGCTCTCTGTCGGATACACAAAGTATAGACCACTATTGCTTTTCCCGGTAACAATGGCAACTTCATTATGCTTAAGGTTATTGCCTAAAGCGGTCATATTCTGTATATTCCTCTCCTCATCATTAAGCCATTCCACAGCTCGAGTCTTTTGGATGAAATGTAGTGCATTGACTAACTCAGGGTTCTGGACTTTAAGTTTATCCCAGTCCATGAAATCCAGGACATGGTTGTTCACAACGAGTTCTGAAGTACGACTGAGAATCTTAAAATCATTCAGCATTGCTTGTTGCACTGCTTGCGTATATTCCTCATTTGCAAAATCAAGTGATTGTTTCTTATTATCTTCCAGGTTATCTTCAACCATATGAATTGGGTCAGTGTGGATATAACCAGTACCAACACGAGCTTCTTCTTTCATTTTCTTCCAGTACTGAGTAGCTTCCATTTTCAATTTTTGACCTTCGGCAAATTGGAGGAAAGTCGTTTGATTCGCGTAATTGCGATTATTCAACGCATCTGGATCCATTCCTTTTAGATCTTTTAGCAGTGATATTAGCGGTACCGGGCTGCCTGTGAACTTCAGTGCCTTGTCAACGAAATTGTAAATTGTGGTATAATTCCCTGTTCCTGCATACTGAAGAGGTGGGTAACTTAAGTAGAAAGCACTCGGCTTAGCAGTATCTATGATCTTGGCCCTGCTGCGCAGTTTGATCTCCATCTCACGGTAGGCGTCGTTTAATTCCGCAGCTGTGCATCTCTTGAACTTTAGATCCTTCTCTGGTATATTGACATAATCATTCAAGTAACTCCTGAATTGGTTAGATGAATCAATGATAAATCTCTCAAAGACAGTATCTAAATATTTCTCATCTTCAAAATCAATACTGTCATCTGCCATCTTATACAGAATAGACTTAACCTTAGCAGGGTAAGACTTCATTGCCTCAGTAAAACTTTGCGATGCTAAGCACTTGTCTCTCCAATTGATACCAGGGTCAGTCAGAGGCTCATGTGTCCTGTAATCATCATCATCATACATTTGATTAAATCCGAGGTCATTCCCAAATCTCATGGATGCTGTGGTTATTGCTGAATCAATTAATCCCAAAAGTCGACCAACCGATTCTTCATCAAACGCATTCAGCCGCCCCTGGAAAGACTGAGGGACAACCATAAAGTCCCCATTCCTGGGACTAAAGTTGACAATGATAACTTTCACTTTGATGCCGCACCTGTCCGTCAGAATCTTGTAAGCAGTCTGGTACTTAACCATTGTCTTGTCTGCTGTAGCAATTGCCTGGACGGTCTTTATGTCCATAACATTCAGGATAACCTCAGTGCCGTCGTTACTCCTTTCCACAAGTACTGCATCAGGGGTGCTAGTGATGACTATATCTCCCAAATCTAATTGGGGATCTTCAAGTAACAGTAACTCTTTGATCCTGTCCCATCCAACGTCGCCGCTACCATTATTTGTTTCTATGTCTGGATTTGAGGCAGCAAACTGCGTCAGTACCAGATCATGCCTATGTCTACGCAGTTGGTGTACAACATTAAGTGCGTTTCTTTTGTCATCCGTGGCACTTATAAGTGCTAAACCAGCCTTTATTGTTTGCAGTAGTGCCTCGAAGTCGTCATCGCTCATCCCGGCCATCCTGAGGCCTTTATGCTCATTTGGCTGGTATGCTTCCTTATTAGTTTACAATTTATACGATTCCTTTATTCTGTTTGGTGCCTGTTTACTACTCCCATGT